CGTTACAAATGAACTCATACAAGTTGCAGCTTTACCTCTGCAAAGATTCCTGATGAATGAGTTAAAGCATATCCCACAAGATGCCACATTTGATCAAGACGCGGCCGTTGGTCGCGTTCAAGAGTTTTTGCGGCAGGGATATACTGCACACTGCTACGATCTTCAGAAGTGCTCTGATAATCTGCCACGCCAGTTCCAAATTTCTCTTTTTGAAAAATTGGGCCTTTCGCGTGAATGGATTAACTTTTTCAGAGATGTCACTTCCTCTGAATGGGAAGTTAGGGATAGGCTGCCTGTCCGATATTCGGTAGGCAAGAAGAAATTTAAAGACACTGACCTGATACCCTACCTCATGCGACCGTCGTATGCGTCCAGAAGGACGCCTCCTCCGGTCAAATTGCGCATGACTGTAGGGCAACAACTTGGATTTGGTCCAAGTTTCCCTGCCTTTTCCTTGTTACACCACTCCATAATCCGCGGTCTTGCTCGCAAATTGGGTTTGATTGCCAGATACGTTCTCCTAGGAGACGATGTGGTTATCTTTGACCCAGTGCTAGCTAAAGCGTATGTGGAATTCATGTTATTGAGTGGCGTTCCGATCTCTTCATCGAAGACGATCATATCATCCGTCTTAGCCGAGTTTGCCGGACGACTCATATATCCAGATAAGGTTATTGCAACCTATAAGTGGAAAGGTCGTTGTTCCGACAACAATTTCCTCGATATATGCCGTGCTCTAGGTCCTCGCTCATTAGGGCTATTACGCCCCCGTCAACGTTTTATCGCTGAAGTTTTAGGCTGGATACCTGAGCCTTTTGGCTTGGGTTGGAACCCTCTAGGTCTCTCTTATGCTGAACGCATAAAAGATACTGAGGAACTGTGGCTAAGGTTGATAGAGGAAAAGGACATTCGTGTCCGCCATTACCAACACAGAACGCGGAGGGTAAATCGTATGTTGTACGATTACCCTGAGTGGACTCAAGGGCTTTCCCTTGAGCCATCGTCCGACCTGGACGATATCACTACCCTTAAGCACGAGTATCCCCTTTTGGCTCCCCTATTATTGTTTTTAGGTGAGTCAAACTGGCATCTCCTTTTGCCTAATGTTGACTACCTTGCTCGATCTCTCGATATAGG